CTGCAAGTATAGCTGGTTTTTTCGACCGAACACCGCACTACCGTCGACCAAGAGCTGAACGTAATCTATGAGAGGTTTGAATTTCCCAAATACCTTCGCTGTAGCGCCATGGTTCCATCAATAATAAAGCCATCCCCATAATTTCGATGTACGTTTTTACGGATCTTCGCTTAGACCGCGTATAGAAATTCAGTGCCCCACGCCTTCTAGATACATCAAATAAAAACGTTTTTCTAGGAGCGAGTGCAAACCTAGCCTCCTCAAATCCAACCACCCCCTCCTCAATCATTTGTTTCAAATCAGTAGATTGTTTCTTTCCAAGCCCAACAGCCATACATAGCAACATATAAGCTTCTTCTGAATGAGATAACGCCTCACGAGCGATTTTCATATATAATTTAGGATCCCCCGGTAATTTACCATCTATAAATAATCTCTCTCTAATTGCCTCATAATTAAAACCGTGGTATGCAGGAAATCCGATTGCTCCTAAAATTCTTGCTTCTACTGACTTAGGTGTACATGTATGACCCCATCCTCTTGAATAAATGTTAATACCATGACCTCTTCTTTCAACTCCTTTCTTAACACAATGAAAGCATCCCATACCTAATCGTTTAACGTACTTTCTCCCTAAATCACCCAGCTTCTCGATAGAACTAAAAACATTTTCAATCTCTCGAACGTCTTCAGTTCCAACTCTTTTAACCTCAAAGAGAGCTTGATCAATTTTAGATCCTGGCCGTTCGGCCCATAAAATAGCAGACGGACATTTTACACCAAATTTGTCATATAGCTTATACCCGGCATATTCCGATGCTCTCCGTCTATCAGCTGGTAGCAAATGATTAGCTGTATTCTTCCACATATCAAGCGTTGGTAATGTATACTTTTCACGCTCAATTCTGATATCCTTAAAAATTTCCTCGGCAATCCAACTCCCAAAGCCTCCAAGCCTCGACAGCAAATTCAAATCATACCACAATTCCAATGGAGTGATCAACAACCCCCCAGCTAAACTTGACCCAATCCCATATACATATAATAAATGATTTGGAACATCACTTAAACCTGCTTCAGATAACTGAGTATCAACATACTTCACTAAATTCATCTTCTTTGGATCACCGTATAATCCACTGTTTCGTTTATAATCATGCCATAATGTTTTAATCTCTAAAGTTGATCTCTGGCAGAAGGATAGTAAATAGTGAGTCATTGCATTTGATGGAGTTGTAAAAACACTAGTACCGGCCGTCAAACATATATCTCCGTTAAAGACAGCCGGAAAGGGAACCCCTAAAACATCACTGCAACCCCACAACAATCCAAGACCTAAGAAAACAGCCCGCATTCCACCTGATATCCATTCACGATAATACATAGCATGCTCACTCCACTTGCACATCAGACCCGTATTATCTTTAAACACAGCCATCCATCGACGTGAAATCTTTCCTTTAGATCGTTCTACTCTTTTCCAATTTCGACCTGATCGATATGTAACTTGATCGTTTGCAGAGAGAGCGAAACATACAGTCCCACATACCCAAGAGGTTAACATTTGTACACCGTAATACCCTCCGGAATGTCGCGCTCGACCAATTTTTTCATCAATCATTGATAACATAATCTTCGTCCTATCCAATGGCATTGATCCAGCCATATCTCCCCGCTCTGAAGAGAACAAAAGCAAACGCTCTGGAAAAAGTTCAGGTGCTCCACAGACTCCTCGTTGTTTAAGAAATTCAGCACAATATTTACTAACATCAGGTTCACATGCATACCCAAGTTTTTCCATCATAAATTTTGTCTCATTACATATATCCATTGAAATTCCATTGATAACATCTGGATCTGTAATTCCAAAGCAAGATACACCTGCAACTTGGTCATCACCTAATACTGAACCTAGTAACGTAACTTTCTTCTCATAAGATTCAAGGTACATACGTCTGTCACTATCGTCTCTTCCACCCGATTTAGTTCGTTTATACCATCCATCTCGCATTCTCTTTTCGATCGTAGAATACATCATAACTCCAATAAAAGTATGTTGGTCAGCAGTATTTAATAAACCAGATCTAAAAACCATTCTTGAAGTTTCAACATACTCCTGAAAATAACCATCCATAAATCGAGTAGGAGCTGTCCAATTCATTGCACCTAGTGCTAATACAAATTGAGGGTAAGTTAATTCATAATTAAATTCTTCTTCTGGAATTCCATTCCTGTTCACATGTCGTGCGCGGACTAAAAAGAAGTTCTCATCACTTCCTTGTTCAGATCCTAAGAAAAAAGCTGGAGTACCAATTTTCTCTTTTGTCAACCTAGCAAACGCGCATGACAACGAAATATTAGTATGAAATGGTTTAGTTGAAGAATCCATACCAACTACATCAAGCGATGATTTATATCCATCATTACCTGAAATCTCTAACACTAGAGCCATATCTCGAATATCTCCTGAGTTTTTTCCCGATGAAGTAAATCGTGTTTTTTTATAAGCTGGTCTGATAGTATTATGAATAACAAAAGCAGCCAATTGACCCTCAGTTCCAACCATTTGTATCACTCGAGGCCTTCTTCCAACTTGATGGCGTTCTCCCGCTTTTTTAACCATTCGCATTCCAGCAGCTAATGCCTCAGGAGTTAGAAAAGAACTCAGAATTTTCTGAACACAATCTAAAATTCGAGTATTTTCAATTTTAACCATTAATCTTGCATGCTCACCAAGCTCTTTCTCCAAAATCTTTCTACGCATCTCAACCGTTTCTTTTACATTCCCAGCTGAATTAGTCGTTTGAACATTATAGAAACCATATTCCCAATTACTATATTCTGGATCTGCTTTTTCAACTAGTCCTTTCGCTATATTAACCATTTCTTCAATTTCAGGGTCCAAATAATGCCAATCAGCCGTAAACCATTGTCCATTTATCTCAATTTGAAATTTGGGAACAGTTAGTGGATCTCCATGACCTAATGTACCTTGAGCCGATTGTTCTAAAGACAGAGATGTCGCACCCATTACGTATAACAATGCAGATCCGAACCCTTTAACCAACACAGCCAACCATCGACCTTCCTCGTCATTATAATGCCTCAATATGAGTTTTGTAAATATAGCCTCAACTGTAGGATGGAATAAACTAATTCCTTTTTTCATTGAATCAATCTCATCATTGGTCATCTCTTCAGCATGCTTAACGTCAGAACATTGATAAATATGTAATCCCAGATTCTTAAAACCTAATAAAGCACTTTGCCGAAAAAGCTTCTCCCTAATTAAACTAATTACTTTTCTACGTGAAAACATTTCACTAAACAAACCAATTCGAGCCCTATCAACCCATTCACAACATAACACTCCTTCCCATGTCGAACTATATGTTCCATCAGTTGTTAAAATCATTTGCTCAAGAAATTGGAAAAATAACAGAGGTAACTGAGTCGATAGAACTCCACAGTTTGAAGCAAATTTAATTCCATCACGAGTCATCAAAAATGGTATCTCTGGGTAAATACCAAAAATTTCTTTTAACCACCTTACAGAATTAGACCTAAACAAACAAACATGATCATTATTTACCACGGCTCCTGTTCCAACATCAGAATTTTTCATCAAGCGTACGCATTCACTACATTTATATGACAACATTGAAATTGAAAATGACTCCTGAATTGATGCACCACGCAACTTGACCATTCTTTGCAACATAGTCACTGCCCCATGTCGTACTCTTTCTTCAAAAGTGGATGTTGAGTTGATCCCTCTCTTACCTTCATATACCTCATGCGCCCTATAATTGGGAATATAAATTGCCTCCTTTGTTTTTGCTTTGATTACATTTGCGGCACTATCAATGTAATACATGTCATATTTAAATTTAGGTGGATTTCTAATGTCTTTTGGAATAATAGGTTGAGGAGGAATTACTTCCCAAGGAAACATGTCTTTTTCTAAACATGAGTCATATTCAATACTTTTTAGAAAGGCAATAGTACTAGCAGTATGACAATAACCTGATAGACCTATCAGCTCATTTAAATCTTTTACCTTCTTTAAATTTAAAATGTTAAATTTAATTGTCCTAGATGTCAATGCCTGAACCTCGTCCCATCTTTGAATTAACTGTCTATAAATTTCTAGCGACTCAATGATTGTCAATCTTTTTCTAACATCGCAAATTCCACTTAATGGTCTTTTGTAGGATGTATAAGTTTGGCCTTCATCATTTGTAATTGTGATTTCTTCTATTGGTTTTATCTGAGCTATGGTCTCTGTGCATGCGTTTTCAAATCTTTTTAACCACTCACTTAGAGTATGTCGTAACATAGCTAAATTTGATTGTCCTAGATGTCAATGCCTGAACCTCGTC